TTTAGCTATAGTAATAAATTAGATAATCACAGCTCGCCTTACACATTCCACGATTGGACTGCGACTGGGACTTCTCCCGTTACTATCTTACAAGACGTTTTAGAGCTAAAGAAAATATCTATAAAAGATAAACACTTTGGCAAATGGATTTTGTTTGTTTCGCAGGATGTTGAAAATAGATTAGACGAAGATTACGCATTAGACGCAAATACTAAAGCATATGTGCCTTTAATTGATAGAATAAAAAAAATAACTGGCATATTAGATGTAATGGTTAGTGACTTTTTACCTGATAAAACTGTCGCACTTGTGCAAATGACAAACGATACGATAGAATTAATAAATGGTATGGAATTAACTACCGTGCAGCTGATGAACGCTGGTGGTTTGAATTTTGAAATGTTATCTTTTGTAATGCAAGCTCCCGCTGTTAAATCAGACTACTACGGTGATTGTGGCATTGTAATAGGAACATATCAATAAAAATAATGTTATGAAATTTAGATTAACTGCTAAAAGTTACAATTACAAAGGCAAAGAGTATCACAAAGGTGATGTTATAGAGATAGATAACATAGAGCAAATACCTACTATTTTTAGACAGTTTTTTACTATAGTAGAAGATGACAAAGTTAATGATGTAGCTGATAAAGTTACTGAAGTAAAAGAAGAAGCTAAAAGTGATACTACTGCTAAAAAAGTAACTACAGCAAAAACAGTAAACAAAGCAAAAAAATAATTATATGGCAAATAGAGTAAGTGCAGCAGATGTAAAAGTTATAATTAAAACAACGTTGAATGATGCTGATATAACAAAATTTATAACAGACGCAAATGTATTTGTGAATGTTTATTTGAGTAATAAAATTAATGATAATAATTTATTAGCAGAGATTGAAAAATACACTGCTGCACACTTTATTGCTATATCAGTTGAAAGGCAGACAACTTCAGAGAAAATCGGTGAGCTAACTTTGCAATATAACGATGTAAATGGAATTGGCTTACAATCTACTACTTACGGGCAAATGGCTTGCAATCTTGATTATACAGGCACTTTGGATGGCTTGGACAATAGAAAAGGAAATTTTAAATTTATTGTAACATGAGTAGCGTTGACACTTTTATAGATATTATTTGCAGTGAAGAGTGGACATACTTTGCTAATAATGGCGTTGATAATAACGGTGATTTTAGCTATAGTACTGGTGTAACTATTAAATGTAAAAGTGAGCAAGTTATTGTAAACGTAGTGAAAGATGATAAAATTGTTAGTGAAGCAAAAACAAAGTTATATACTAAAAGCAAAGTAGCAGCTGGTGGCTTTTTAGTTAAAGGAGCAAATAAAACATTTACTAGCTCACCGTTAGAGCTTGCAGGTTGTTATAAAATCACGCAAGTTGCAGAACATACTGATAAAGATAACAATGTTAAATATTACGAAATATGGCTGTAACAGTTAGATTACAAGGCGTTGATAAAGCAATGCGAGATATTAATAAATATCTCGTAGATTACAAAGGCAATACAGATAAAGTGTTTTTTGAGTTTTACGCAAAAGTTAGGCAAGACGCAATGACTGTTACACCGACAGTGCCAAAAGACACTGGTAATCTACGAAACTCTATGTTTTTTACTTATAGCAAAGGCAAAAAAGATGGTAGCGGTACAAAGCAAGACAATAACTTAATTAGCAGATGTGAAAGTGAGTGCAAGATTGCATATACTATTAACAAGCCGGTAGCTATAATTGGATTTGCAGCTGAGTATGCTGCTATAGTGCACGAAGCAGTAAATCAACGGTTCAGAGAACCTGGCAGTGGTGCTAAATACTTTGAAACGCATTTAAAAAGTAATGAAAGTTATTTTGTAGAATTATTAAAAAAACATACACGATGACAGGTATAGCTGGAATTATAAAAGATTATTTAGTTAGCAAAGGTGTAACTTATACTTATGTTAATATTATGCCAAATACTCCGCAAAAGTGCGTTGTTATCTATGATGTAGCTGGCAGAAGTCCTGATTTTACGTTTGATGGAGCTAAATTCAGGAGACCTTCTATTCAAATAACTACACGTGATTATAAATACGATGATAGTTATAGTTTAATTAGCAATGTTATTAGTTATTTGGAACAGCTAGAAGGCACTACATATGGTAATATTCAATTTATACAGGTTGAGCAAACGACGGATATTTTTAGCTATGATTATCAAGACGAATATAATAACATTTTAAAATGTTTTGCAGTTAATTTTAATTTAGAAATTTTTAAACAATAAAAAAATATGGCAACAAAAATTTTAATAGGAAAAGATACAAGACTGTGCATCAAAGATAGTGGCAGTTATGTAAATATGGCTGGTGCTCGCAATATTGGATACCCTTCTGCAGCACCTGACGAGTTGGACATTACGCAGTACGGCGTCGCTGGTGATTTTGATAGCTTTCAAGCTGGTATGATTTCAGCTGGTGAGTTCACAGTAGAAATGCAGTATTTGGCTAGCGAATATGAAAAATACTTGAATTTAATGTTTAATAAAACATTAAACGAGTTTTTGATAGCTTTTAAAACCGAAACTAGTTATAAAGAGTATACGTTTAAAGCTTACATTTCGCAAATGCCGATAAATTGCGTTGTTACTGAAATTATGACCTACGAAATCACTTTGCAATTAACAGGTGAGATTACAAAGCACACTAGTACAACTGGTACATCTTTAGTACCTTCAATTTTACCCGAACTGCAATATGGTATAATAGGCAAGGGAACAAAAGTAGAATTAAGTACAGACGGTACTACTTATAAAGCAGTTAAGTTTGCTTACGAATGTAACGGACCTGATTTTGCTTTAAGTTACGAAGATGTAACTTCGTTTGAAACAGTAGGAATGGTGAAGGAGCAATTGCCAATGACGTTTAGCGTAGGTAACTTTGCAGTAACTGCTATAGCTGCAGACGGTTACAATAGTAGTAATGAAATTGGCTATGATGAATTGTTATCATATGTAAGTAATCAGACTTTATTATATTTTAGAATTAGTTATCCTGGCAATGAACAGTGGCTTGGTAGAGCATATGTAATGGACTTGACTAGAGATTTGAATATAAAAGGTAAGCAAGGTATTTCGTTCAATTTACGAATTACAGAAAAACCAGCATTGGATGGTGTAACTGTAGTTGATTTATTAGACCCAAATGTTTTAGCTGTTATAGAGAAAATCAGTAATTTACCTATGCCCGATGATATTGACGATACTAATTACGATGATTATATAGATGATACAACTACTGCATATCAAGGTTATAAAGCTTTGACAAATAATCAGAAAAATCAAATTAGCTTTATATTGATATATAAACTTAATCAGGTAATGGAAAAGATAGACACGCTGAATTTAGCAGGTAATAATACACCTATTGATTGGGACGAAGACGAATAAAAAATACAGTTATGATACCAAATATTGAATTTTTAGAATATGGTAATGAAAAGATACCTGTAGTGGTTACATTGACGGTTTTAAGCAAAGCTAACATTGATTTTAAAGAAAAATACGATAAAGATTTACTTGAAATTATTCTAACAGATAAACCTGGTGCATATTATATAGAAGCTATTACTTATTTACTAAAACACGCAATAATAGTAGGTTGTGAACGAGCTAATGTAAAACTAAAAAAAGAATGGGAAAAAGTAGATATATTAATAGATGACTATGATATTTTTTTAAAATTTGTAGAAATAACTGTAAAAAGTTTGACAGCTATAACTGATAAGGGTAATGAAGCTAAAACTATGGAAAAAAAAATGAAATAAAAGATGTAAACGAATTGATAATGTTTTTTCGAGTGAGCTTGCCGTTTATGAGTTTTGATGAAATTTTAGAATGCACAGTCGGTGAGCTCACTTTTTTATTAGATAAGCATTTAGAGAGAGAAAATGAAAAATTAATATTTTTAGCTAGAAATATGTATGAAGTAGCTCGTTTTAATGTTCTTAATATGTATGCTCAAAATCCGTATGTTAAGGAAATTCCCAAACTTGAGTTTCCGTGGGACAACGAGAAAAGTGATAATTTAGATAGAATAGCAACGAATGAGGAGTTTGAGGCATTTTTAAATAGTTTTATAAAAAAAGATAATAGTAATGGAAATTAGTGGTTTAATAGCAAGAATAGGTGTAGACTTAACAGAGTTTGAGCGTGGTATTGCTAAAATGCAGAGCAGATTAGAAGACACTGCTAGCAAAATGGCTACTGTAGGCAAAAAGATGTCTTTGATGATATCGGCTCCGATAACTGCAATGGGTACTGGTATCTTTAAGCTTTATAAAGACTACGAAAGCGTTGTAAATAATATAGTTAGCTTAACAGATGTTAGCAAAGAGGCATGGAGCTCGCTTGAAGGTCAAGTTAAAGAGATAGCAGATACAACTGGTAATAGTTTAAAGGAAGTTACAGAAGGTTTTTATTTTATTGCGAGTAGTGGCTTTAAAGGAGCTGCAGCTTTAGATATTTTAGATAAGTCTGCAAAGGCAGCGGCAAGTGGTTTAGGTAGTAGTGCAGATGTATCGCAACTACTTACATCTGTTTTACAAGCGTATGGTGAGGAAAATATTAGTGCAGCAAAAGCAACAGATATACTTATTCGTAGTGTGAAAGATGGCAAAGCTGAAGCTTCAGATATGGCAACGAATTTAGGTAGGATATTACCCGTTGCAGCACAGATGAATGTTAGCTTTGACCAAGTTAGTGCAGCAGTTGCTGGATTAACATTAATAGGTATGGACGTGCCCGAAGCTGTAACTTCAATACGTGGCGTTTTATCTGAAATGCTAAATATGTCCGAGCAAGGTAAACAAGCGTTGCTAGATATGGGTACAAGCTATGATGAACTATATAATACATTAACAACGCAAGGTTTATTACCATTTTTACAGCAAATAGATGCATTAGTTGCACAATTTGGTGAGCAAAGCATTGCGAAAGTATTTAATAATGTTAGGGCATTAATTGGTGTTTTAGGATTAGTAGGCAAGAATTCAGAACAAGTAGCTGCGATTTTTAATGATATAGCTAATGCTGGTGGTGATTTAGACAAAGCATTTGAAAACACGCAGCAAACTTTACAATACAAATGGAACGTTGCAGTAGATAGTGCTAAAAGTGTTTTAATAGAATTAGGCACTGGCATAAAGGGAGCATTAGTACCTGTTTTAAATAGTTTATCAAGTTTACTAAAAGGCGTGAGCAACTTTTTTAGTAAATTATCAGATAGCACAAAAACTACAATAGTAGTAGTTGGTGGTTTGGTAGCAGCATTAGGACCGGCGTTGTTAATTGGGTCGCAAATTCTAAAAATTGTTAAAAGTATTATACCTCTAATTACAACATTAAAAGCAGGTTTTGTAGGTTTGCAAACTGCAGTTTTATCTGGCACTGCTGGATTAAAAGGATTTAATTTAGCATTTAAGATGTTAGGAAATTTAGCAAAGACAAATCCGTTTGGTTTAATTTTAACTGCAGCTACATTATTAGTGCCTGTTATTAGTAAACTTACTGGTAAACATAAAGAGCTGAACGAAGAATTAGAGGAGCAAAATAGTTTACAGAAAGAGATAGACGAAGCTACAAAGAATAGCACAAAAGAGCTAATGCAAGAGCAAATGCATATTAATAATACTGTATCTAAAATTATTAGCTATAATGAAGGAAATATAAAAAGGAAAGATTTACTAAAAAAATTACAGGAGGAATATCCCAGATATTTTGGTAATTTAGACATTGAAAAAACATCTAATGAACAATTATCTAAAATATTAAAAGAAGTAAACGCTGATTATGAGAAACGAATAAAACTAATGGCTAGTGAGCAGGAGCAAAAGATACTTATAGAAAAATTAGCAGAAGCAGAATTAAAAAGGCAAGAAATTTTAAATCAGCAAAGTAAGATAGAAAATGATTTAAATAAAAAACAAAAAATAGGTATAAACATTACTAATTCGCAAGTTAATTCTATAGAAGAATTAAGAGCTGAGGAATTAAAACAACAGCAAAATTTAAATGCACTAACAGGTCTTTATGATGTGAATAAAAATAAGTTACAAGAATTAGATAGCATAATAGCTGATTATGAAAATAGAATAAAAGAATTAATGGGCACTTATGACAACTTATCTGAAAGCATAAATACTACTAATACAGCTACTAGTAATTTTAATGATACTACTAAAAAAGCTACTAATGAATTATTAGACAACTGGAATAAATATATTGCTGATTTGCAAAGCAAATTCGCAATTTTAAAAACTGAAAATGAAAATAGAGGCAAAGATGAACTAACTTTATTAGTAGAAGAACGA